TGGAACCCTGTGTTCTCCTATGGCCTTACAGCCCTCTCTGGTTACGATACTGTGTTGTTGGTGGATGATACCTTTGACATCTATGAGTTCTCCAATGGCACCTTTACGCAGCGGTTTAACTCCAGCACCTCCACGACCATCTATAGGACCACAGCTACAACTCTTGCGGATGTACAGTACGTCAACCGTGCGGACCAAGTGCCTGTAGCAAGAACACCCACTGCCACTAGCTTTACTGCTTTAGCCAACTGGCCCTCTAACTACAGGACCACTGCACTCCGCTCCTTTGGTGACTTCTTGTTGGCTCTAGGCACAACAGAGGCAGGCACCAGCTTTCCTAACCGTGTGAGGTTCTCAGACCCCGTGCTGGCCAACCAAGTGCCAGATACATGGGACGAGACTGACCTCACTAACAGTGCTGGCTTCAATGACCTTGTGCAGATGAAGACACCCATAATGGATGGTGCCACACTAGGGGCCAACTTCCTTGTGTACTCTCAGGACCAAGTGTGGATGATGGAGTTCGTAGGTGGTACGTTCATCTTTAACTTCCGCAAGGTCTTTGATGACGCCGGGGTAATCAATCAGAACTGCATCGTGGAAGTAGAGGGTCGCCACTACGTCTTCGACCAAGATGACATCTATGTGACTGATGGCAACACCCGTCAAAGCATATGTGACGGTAGGGTCCGTAAGTACATCTTTGGTGGCATGGACACCTCGCTAACCACTGAGTGCTTTGTGGTCCACAACAGTGCCCTCGAAGAGATATACTTCTGCTATCACACGGGCGACGATATGGCTCTGTATGCAGATGGAACCCACTGTAACCGTGCAGCTGTCTACAACTACAAAGAGGACGTATGGTCCTTCCAAGACCTCCCTAACGCAGTAGGCGGCACAGAGGCCTCAGTTGACAGTGTGTTCTCCTACTCTGATGCAACCCAGACTTATGACAACATTGGTGGCTCCTACCACGACCAAGAGAGCCAGAACACTCGTAGGTCTCTGCTTGTGTCTTCCACTGGTGGCGGCATTGCAGACAGCAAGCTCTACGGTATCGACCTAGTGGACCAAGGCAACTTAGCTCAGGCAGTAGACACCACAGTATCCTCTCCGCTTCTACTGGAACGTGTGGGCATAGACCTAGATGACGTGGGTATCCCCCTAAGCGGCTACAAGGTCATCTCCAAGGTCTACCCTCAGATGTCCACTGACAACTCAGATGCCACCTTTGGTTTTACCTTTGGTGCTGCCGACACTCCGAATGCCACCCCCAACTACCAGACTGAAGTCACCTTTGACTCCTCTGATGACTACAAGGTGGATACGCGGATTGCTGGTAGATACCTGTCCTACAAGTTGACTACAGCCACACTGAAGGACTTTGCATTTAGTGGAATGGACGTTGAAGTTGTAGTCACAGGTCGGAGGTAACTTATGTCACTATCTGACAAGATCAACATGCTGGTGTCTCCTTACACAAGACGCCAAGCACCAAACCTCAACCCTGACTTCTTACCCAACTACTTACAGGAAGAACTCAGAGAGCTAGAGGCCTCCATAAGGTCTCTCAGCGATGCGAGTGTCCAAGTGTCCGACAGAGCGCCAGAGAGCCCCCGTAAGGGTATGGTTCGCTATGCTGTGTCCCCTTGGAACCCTCTAGGTAATGGGACTCAAGGACTGGTTGTCTACAACGGCACCGCGTGGGCGGCAGTTTAAGAGCCTTTATAAGAACAAAAGAAGGAATATAATATGTGGGGCGCAATAATCGGCGGTGCCATGGGCCTTATGGGCGCAAACAAGCAAGCCAAAGCACAAGACGCAGCAACAGCAGCCCAGATGGCTGGCTTTAAACAGTACGAACCTTATGTGGACGCTAACCTATCTGGCTCACAGGCTGCACTAGGCGGTGTACTAGAGACTGGTGCATACACTGGTCAAACCTTAGCCGCACCAAACGACTTCCAGACTGGAACTGCCACCAACATGGGCAACATTGGCGGAAACCTCCAGAACTCTGGTTACGGCATGATGGGCAACACCTCTGGCTTTGGCTCCAATGCCAACTCTCTGTTCAATCAGTACCAAGGCATGGCTAATTCTGCACAGGATGATCGGCTTTCTACAGCCATGGACTACGCTAGTGCCAATGCAAACCCTCTGGTTGACGCTGCGATGCGGGATGACCGCCGCAACCTGCAAGAGAACACACTGACAGGCATAAACTTAGGTGCAAGTGGCACAGGCAACATGAACTCCAGTCGTGCTGGTGTTGCTGACGCAGTAGCCAACCGCGCCTTTGATGACCGCCGTGCTGATGTCGCCTTAGACGTACAGGACAGGCTCATTGACCGCAGCCTTGCCCAACAGTCACAGCAGTTCTCTGATCGTGGTAATGCGTTGCAGGGTGCAGGCATGGCCAACGAAGGCATACAGAACGCTTACACCCAAGGTCTCAATACACTGGGGCAGGGTGCTAACTTCGGTATGAACGCAGGCAACTCTCTGCAAGGTTATGACCAAGCAGCTCTAATGGATGCACAGGCTGCATTTGAGCGCCAGCGTGACTTTGAGATGCAGCAGCGTCAGGGCTACCAGTCTGGTATTCTAGGCAAAGCTCCAGCCAGCGTGGGTAATATTAGTGCCAACAGGACCGACCCATTCCAAGCTGCCATGGGCGGTGCGATGGGTGGCTTTGGGTTCCAGCAGCAGTATTTCCCGCAGCAGGCATCAGCAGCTCCTACATCCAGTCTGCGCCCACAGATGCGCCCATTTTAAGGAGGCATGAACATGGAATTTCCACAGTCTCTTTTACAAGACCCCACAATAGTAGCCAAGGCTCAAGCAGCAGGTCAGACACCCGCTGAGTACCTAACTGCTATGCGTGCAGGTATGGTTGACCCCAATCGTGCCCCAATCCTCAATAGTCTTGAGGTGTCCCCCAACATGATGCAGCCCCAGACAGAGGTTGCACCTACAGTTTCACCCGTCCTTTCACAGGCAGAGTTTGAGTCACAGGTGGCAAATAACCAAGTTAGTGGGCAGGGCTTTCGTACTCCTACGATAGAGCCAGCACGTCCAGTCTTGGAAGCTCCAGTTGATGCTTTAAATGCACCTGTTTTGGACACATCCCCAACAAATAGACCAACTGCCATGCAAGGGCCTCAAGACCTGCCAGAAATACCAGAGGGATTTGAGGTTCTTAAAATGCCGACTGGTATGGATCAGTCAGTCTTGTTTAATCCATCAACAGGTGAGACCCGTCCATACACAAACTCTTCACGGCAGTTATTTAGCAACCCGCAGCTAGAGAGAGACATCCAGTCACTTGCTCGTTCTACTTACGGAACTCTAAAGGTAGATGGCCCTCTAATTACAGCTCAACGTGAAGCTAAGGCTGCTGCTGAAGCTCTTGCTGCTAATGAGACCCAAGAAAACCTTAATGCCTCTTTGAATGCAAATGCAGCACTTGAGGAAGCACAAGCTGCTGTAAAAAGCTACAACCCAAACGTAGAGAATGCGACAGCAGAGAGTGTGCAAGTATTTAAAAATGTACCTCACGGTTTAGAGCAAGTTGCCCAAGATAATTTACAAAGGCCAGCTTTAAGATCGCCAGACTTTACACAGCTTGAAGCCGAGAACAGCCAGTCTCCAGCTCTACAGGCTCCTGTAGACTTTGCAGCAATGGAAGCTCAAAACTCTAAGAGTCCTGTCCTCATCAACACAACCACTCCAGCCCCTACCACTACAACAGCAGCGCAGACACCAGTCTTAGGTGGCTCAAGCACAAGCTCTAGTCGCTCTCCAATACTCTCAAGAGGCGCAGGTAACATGACAGCTAATGCCCGTGGTTCCGCTTTAGGCATGATACCAAGAGGTGAGGCCTTAATGCGCATCGGTGGGCAAATGTACTCAGGTGCTCTTCAAGGCGATGGTCTTGGTGCCGCTACTCGTGAGTATGGTGCCATACAGGATGCCAATCGCAAGGCGGAAGTCGATGCCTACAATAAGGCTGAGGCAACACGCATTGCAGAGCTTAGGGCTAGAGGTACTGGCAGCAAAGCCGCTGGTAAAGAAGCAGCTAAGAATGCAGCATCACTTCAATCTGTGAATGACGCCATGTATGGTATGCAGCGTGGACTTGATGCCATTGCTGATAGTCGTGCCTCTGGTGGTAACTTGACTGGTATTGGTGGTATATTCAAAGGCATCTTCGATAACTTTACAGGTGATCCAGACGCTAACCGCCGCATGATACTTAGCAGGCTTCGTGTTGACGATGCTCTGCTCCGTGTTGCCGAGACCAAAGGCGCAATCTCAAACGCCGAAATGAAGTTGTTCCTGTCACCAGCTCCTACCAACTTGCAAGATGAGCAAGTCTGGGAAGACTGGATCAATGAACGTATGGCGGCACTTCAGCGGGTACAAAATCGTCTGAGCGGTGACGAAGAGCTGCCAGCAGGACAAAGGTCCAACGAGTTCAACACATCTTCTGGAACCTACACACCAAGTGCTGATGTCCAAGCAGTTTTAGACAAGTACAATTAGTAAGAGAGGTAGTTAGCCATGGCTGACATCGAACAGTTAAGCCGTGCGCTACTGGCCGCAGATAAGGCTGGTGACACACAATCAGCTCAGTTGTTGGCTAACGAAATCCGAAAGCTCCAAGGCTCTCAGCAACAGCCAACACCTACACAAGCAAATACAGAAGTTGACACCTCGCTCTCAGGCGCAGTCAGCTACGGTGTAGACCAAGCTGGTGCCATGGTCGGCAAGGGTATCCAGTCAGCTGGTGAGCTTACAGGCGTTGAGTCCGTTGAGAACTACGGTCAAGAGATGGCCCAGCGCAACGAAGCTGAGATGGCTGCATCTAACTACCAGCGGCCAGAAGGTGCAGATGGCATCATTAGCAACCTCCGCGAAGGCGACATTGCCAACGCTGGTAAATCCTTAGCCTATGGTGTTGCTGAAGCAGCTCCACAGGTCGCTGGTGGTGCAGCTGCATCTATCGGCGCTGGGCTTGCCGCAACCTCTGCCCCAGTCATCGGTACAGGCCTTGCCCTCGCTGGTACTGCCTATGGCGTGACTAATGCCCTTGGTGCTAACCGTGCCGAGAAGGAAGAGCAGGGACTTGATCCCACTGCCACAGCCACAGACCTTGCGTCTGCTGTAGCCTCTGGACTTGTAGAACTTACGCCTCTCAAGGGCGGGGGTGCTACACTGAAGTTCCTCCGTGAAGGCGTACAAGAAGGCGTACAAGAGGGCTTGGTAATCGGTGGCACTGCTGTCCAAGGTGGTGAGTATGTACCACAGGAAGTTCTTGAGCGTATGGGTGATGCTGCCCTCATTGGCGGCACTGCATCCAAAGGTATCAGCACTGTTGTAAACACCGTGTCCAAGACAGGCGAGGTTATCTTTAAGCCTAAAGAAGACCTAGACCCTGAGACAACCCAAGCTGCATCTGATGTGTCTGCATTGTTGCAGCGTGTTGCTACTGAGAACGGCTACAACCTCAAGGATATTGACACCAGCTCCAAGAAAGGTGCCAACCAAACTCTCGAAGGTGCCCGTGATGTCTTACTGAAAGACTTAGAAGCTCAGGTAATATCTCTTACAGAGAAGGGTCAGATCAAAGCGCTTAGTCCAGAGGACAAGGCCTTCTTTAAGCAGGCCATACGCCAGTCTAAAGGTAAAGTAGGTACTACAGTCACCAAAGAAAACTTTGACTTCATGCAAGAGCGCTTTGGTAACACAAGTGAGGGTCAAGCACTCCTTAATACCTTCCGCCGATCCAACATCCTGACTGAAGTCTACGCTGGTGGCCTAAAAGGTGGTGTGTCTAAGTTCACTGATATGTTTAACCCACTGCCTTCTATTGGCAGAGCGTACAACCCAGCTGGCATGGTAGCAGGCAACATCAACACTGGTGCAGCCTTAGCAACTGGTGGCTCCTCGTTAGCAGCACAGATACCTCTCGTAGTTGGTGGTCGTGCCATCGATGCAGTCACTGGACGCAGGTCCAAGGTCAACCGTTTCGTCAAGAAGAACAGAGGCGGTGATGGTCTTGCTGATCCTACAGCTCCAGCAGCTCGTGATTTAGAGCAAGAGGCTAAAGATCGTAAGGCTGCTAAAGTTGCTCTGAAGAAACAGCAGGCAGAACAGTCCAAACTAAGGTTGCAAGCTCAGTATGCCCAGCAGTACGCTAACGGTGATACCCCGAGCCCTGATAGTCCCAACGGAAAGATGCACGAAGGATACCGTGAGATTAACAAGGCGGCAGGCCGCGAGGCTCAGTTCCAGACGCAAAAGATTGAAGCTGAGATCAATGCTGCGCTAGATGCTATTGAAGCAAAAGCACAACAAGCGGGTAAACAGGATATCTTAGATGATATTGCAGAGTTCCGTAGTTCACGGCAGTCTGGCAGGCCCACAAGAGGCGGTGTTCTTACATCTGTTATAGGTAAGGTTAAAACCGAGCTGGCTGATGTCTATGCAAATAACCCCCAACCTACACAGCCAGCTACACCAGCGGAACCACAGCTGCCCATAGAGCGTCAGCTTGGTAAAAACAGCAACCAAGCCTTTATGGCTACTCTTCGTGACAAGATGGA